GCATTGATGGCTGGCATCCGCTTCTGGCAGCTCGATGCTCAGAAGCCTATGAGAGCAACACTCTATGAGATAGACGGCTACACCGAATATATCAAGCGCACCGGCGAAGACATCACTGTCCTGAAGGAAAAGCAGAGCTATCTGAGCAAGGTGGTCTCGTCTCCAGCAGGAGGAACTGAGATCACAGACGGCGGCAATTATGAAGGATTTCCGATTGTTCCGATGTATTCCGACAAACAGCACAAATCCTCTCTGGTCGGAAAACGGAACACGATAGATGCTCTCGATCTGGCCTGTTCTAACATGGTCAACAATGTGGATGAGGGCAACCTGATCTATTGGGTGCTGACGAACTGCGGCGGCATGGATGATCTGGATGATGCGAAATTCGTTGAACGGCTGAAAACACTGCGTGTTGCTCATGCTGAAGGCGACTCTGGAGCGAAGGCAGAGGCAAAGACGGTCGAGGCTCCGTTTGAAGGAACATCCGCAACCATCGATATGCTCACCAGACGGCTGTACAATGATTTTCAGGCATTTGACTCCACTGCTGTTACTGCTGGGAACCAGACGGCAACGGCTATTCAGGCCAGTTACGTTCCTCTTGATCTGAAGTGTGACAAGATCGAGAGAGAGGTAACACGATTCATCAATGGAATCCTCGCACTGGCAGGAATCGATGACAAGCCGACCTATCAGAGAAACCAGCTCATCAACAAGCTTGAAGAGACTCAGATGCTGGTTATGCAAGCTCCGTACTTCGATGCAGAGTACATCAGGAAGAAGCTCCTCTCCATTAATGGAGATGTTGATCTTTTTGAAGAAATCAGCCAGAGAATCGACTCAGAAGATATTGATCGGATTGATGATGTAGATGCTGATCAGGAGGATGAAAACGCAACAGACGGCAACCTGACATGATTGGGGCGGTAACAGATGGATGAGGCTCATGTGGCTACAGATAAGCTCCTCAAGAAGCTTGAGAAGGATGTTGCGAGAGAGTATAAGATCGCAACAAAGGAGATGCAAGCCAAGCTCAAAGCGTATCTGGAGAAGACAGAAGCGCAACGCAAAGTACAAGAGGGTCTGCTGAAGGAAGGAAAGATCACCAAGCAGGAATATTCAGACTGGTGCTTCCGTCACAACATGGTCGGCAAACGCTGGGAGCAGATGCGTGACACTCTGGCTGAAGATATGCATCACACCAACGAGACCGCAAAGGGCATCATGGCAAAGAGAATGCCTGATGTCTATGCACTCAATGCCAACTATGCCACATATCAGATCGAGCATGATGGTCAGATCGACACAGGCTTCACTCTGTACAATCATGACACTGCTGAATATCTTCTCGGTGATCAGCGACAGCTCATGCCGAAGCCGAGCGCAAAAAAGGCCGCTCAGATAGCTGCGAACAAGGATATGCAGTGGAACAAGCAGAAGATTCAGTCTGCTGTCCTGCAAGGAGTCCTGCAAGGCGAATCTCCCTACGATGTGGCAAAACGGCTCCAAGATGTGGGGCAGATGAATTACAACTCTGCTGTCAGATATGCTCGGACGATGACAACATCCGCTCAGAATGCTGGGCGGTATGAGTCATACAGGAGAGCGAGAGACCTCGGTGTTGATCTCACCATCGAATGGCAAGCGACTCTCGATCACAGAACTCGTCATGCTCACAGGATGATGCACGGACAGAGGACGGAAGTGGACAAGCCTTTCCACACTCCGGACGGCTATACGATCTATTATCCTGCCGATTCCACAGGAGAGAGCAATGCTCCACAGCGTGAGATATGGAACTGTTTTGTCGGAGAAACAGTTGCAGCTTCTGACAGTGAGATCGTCAGAAGCTACAAGCATGAGTATCACGGCGAATTATTCCATATCAAAACATCCAGAGGCGTAGAGTTCACCTGTACCCCGAATCACCCAATACTGACACCGCGCGGGTGGATTGCTGCGAATGCGCTTCACGAGGGAGACAACATTCTCGTAACAAGAGTCAGAGAACTTGATGCGTCTTGGCTCGATCCAAACATAAACCATGTTTTTCCCAGCATGAAGGCAATCCATCAATTTATGAATATGCTTTCCTGTAAGCGGGCTTCCGGTTTGAGTGTGGATTTCCACGGCGACAGGGCCACAGCCAATGTCGAGGTTGTAAGCAAGGAAAGGTTCTTGAGGGACAACATCAATTCCGGCATCACGGAGACGGGAGATAAATTCTGCTTCAAAGATACCTGTGCGCTTGTTTTTAGCAAGAGCCATTTTGTGTCTCGTCTCAGGCGAATTTATATATCCGCGCTTCGCCTCATACGCATTGGAAGCGAGTCTTTGACGTTCTTCTGGAGAAGTTTGCGCCATGCGTGTATACATGGATTCGGAACGGTTGCGCGGAGTGATCCCAGCATTTCTGAGTACGCGATAGATGACTTGCCGACTATGACCAATATCCGAAGCGAGTTGCTTGACGGACTTTCCGGCAAGGTATTCACGGATAATATTGTCGCAATCGACAGACAAACGCGGCGGCATTTTTGCCATGTTTATAACCTCCAAACAGAAAATGGGTATTATTTCGTCAGGAATAGTATACCATGCGGGGAGAAAAAAGACAACGGCAATTATTACGCAATAGTTAAAAACTGCCGCTGTACTCTTCTGGCATGGGTAAAAGGCCATGAGGGTGAGACTGTGAAGGACTCACCGGCGATGGATGGAAAGAGTTTTGAAGAGTGGCAGAATGAAAAAGCACCGAAAGCAAAAGAAAACGAGAAAACATTCCAATCCAGATTTGAGCCAGCAAAGGACATCAAAGAGGCCGAAAACTATATAAAGCAGATTGTAAATGCAAAAGGCTTCGGAGCTTTGGGTGTTGATTACACAGGCATTGATCTTGAAGTCGCCAATATTGTCAATAAAACGCTGGTCGATCTGTATGATGAGTTCAACGTACCAATGCTCGGCGGCATTGTTGCACCGGCTGGAAATACCACGCTCGGAAAACAGATACAGAACGCAACGGCGGCATATTCTCCGATAAGAAACAGTTTTCTACTCAACAGGAAATCGTTGAAGAATGTAAAAACGGCAGAGAAGGCACTTCAGGCTGAAAAGAACGCTGTCACCGATATTCTGACACATCCAGAGAGATATGATCTCTCAAAGGCATCCTCACGGCTTCGCAGAGTCATTGATGCATCGAGAGAAAGCGGAAGGGGTACAGTTCCTGAAACGATTCCAGATGTTCTCTCACATGAGTTCGGTCATGCACTTGAAAAGCAGATCAAAAGGCTCGATTCCTTTGAACAGATCAAAAACAATATGCCAGAGTATGCACGAAAAATCTCTGGATATGCCTCTGAAGATATTTCAGAATACATTGCAGAGAGCTTCGCCTCATGGCGAAAAGGGGAAACACTCATCGACCCAGTTCTTGAAACTGCCTTTAAAGGGTTAAGGAGAACAACATGAAAGATGATTGGATAGCGGACGATTTCACTGGCCTCGCTGAAGAGATCGAAAAGCTTAAAAAAGAAAATGGCGATTGATATCAAAATTTCCTCGGACAACACGAGGCAGATTCTCAACGAGCTGGAGCAGAAATGCCAAGCTGCGCTTGAAGCCTGTGGGCAACAGGCTGTATCTAATGCGAAGCAGAACATTACAGCAGGAGTGCCAAGGCACAGCGGCTCGTGGTACACTCCGACTGGTGCGCTGAAAAACAGCATGGATCACGAGGTCAGAAAAAAGGTCTGCTATGTTGGAACGAATCAGGATTATGCAATATACAACGAATTCGGAACTGGCAGATTTGCCGAAGGAGGCAAAGGTAGAAAAGGCTGGTGGGTCTTTGTTGTAGGTGGAAGCGAGAAAACTGGCAAGGGGAAGACATACTCCAAGGAAGAAGCTCTCAAAGTGCTGGCAATCCTGAAGTCAAAGGGTCTTGATGCTCACATGACGGAAGGCATGAAACCGCTCCACTTCCTGAAGAATGCAATCCAAGACCATGTGGACGAGTACAAGGCAATAATAGAAGAACAACTCAAGAAATGAGCAACCAAGGCGATCAGCCGAGGTCGCTTTTTCATTGGATAAAATCAGCGGCTCGTCACCGCTGTTTTTATATAAATAACGAACAACGAAGCAACGTTGCCGAAGCAAAGGAGTTAATACCATGGCGTTAACGAGGTCGTTCCTTAAAGGAATGAATCTGACCGATGAACAGGTCGGAGCAATTATCGAGGCACACACAGACACTGTGGATGCTTTGAAATCCCAGCGTGATCAGTACAAAGCAGATGCTGAGAAGCTGGTAACTGTCCAGAAGGAACTGGACAAAATGAAAGAGGCCGCAGAGAACGGCGGCGATTATGACAAGCTCAAGAAAGAGTTTGAGGACTACAAGGCCGATGTCCAGAAAAAGGAGACCATTGCGGCAAAGAAAGCGGCACTCACCGAGCTGGCAAAAGATGCTGGACTCTCTGAGGCTGGTATTGCAAAAGCAATCAAATATGCCGACTGGGATTCCATCGAGCTGGAAGATGACGGCAAAGTGAAAGACTCAAAGGCTCAGATCAAGAGCTTGAAAGAGGAGTGGGCAGAATATGTCCAGACCTCTCAGACAAAAGGAGCAAGTACGGCAAATCCTCCTGCTGGCTCTTCTGGCAAGACCTACAAGACGAAGGAAGAAATCTTCGCCATCAAGGATGCTGGAGAACGCCAGAAAGCGATTGCCGAAAATCATGAACTGTTCGGATTTTAACCGAACGAAAGGAGAATAACTATGCCCGATCCGACCCCTATTTACAAAGAAGCTGAAGCCAATCTGGTTAAAGCAACACACATGGCGAAAGCTCGTGAGATCGATTTCGTCAACCAGTTCGCACATACCTCTCTCGCCAAGCTGATTGAAATGCTCGGCGTAACTCGCAAGATTCCGATGATGGAAGGCACTACCATGTATGTGTACACCACTTCTGGCACTCTCCAGAACGGTGCTGTGCCTGAAGGCGAGATCATCCCTCTGTCCCAGTACGCAACCACGAAGTCCGCTGTCGGCGAGATCACTCTCGGCAAATGGCGCAAGGCTGTCTCTGCTGAAGCTATCAAGAAATCTGGCTATGAGGCCGCTGTCCGTGACACCGATGCAGCTCTCCTGCGTGATGTCCAGAAGGGAATCCGCACCAGCTTCCTCGGCTTCCTCAACGGCACGATCACTGGTGCTGGCACTGCAACAGGCGTAGGCCTTCAGGCCGCACTTGCGAACGCATGGGGCAAGCTCCAGATCGCATTTGAGGATGATGCGGCAGAAGCGGTCTACTTCCTCAATCCTAATGATCTGGCAACCTACCTCGGCGGCGCACAGATCACCCTTCAGACTGCCTTCGGCATGAACTACATTGAGAACTTCCTCGGCCTCGGCACTGTAGTTTTGACCTCTGGCGTGACTGCTGGCACGTTCGTTGCGACCGCAAAGCAGAACATCATCATGTACTACCTCACCATGAATGGCGACATCGCCAATGCCTTTGACCTCACTGCTGACGAGCTTGGTTACATCGGCATCAAGAGCGGCTACCAGAACGAAGAGAGAGCGCAGATCGAGTCTCTCGTTATGGATGGAATCCAGTTCCTCGTTGAGTACGCCGGTGGCGTAATCAAGGGAACGATCACTGCTTCCTGATCATGGCAAAGAAACAGCGCACCGTCCTCACGGTAGCAACGCCAAATAACTGGTGGCTGAGTGTTCGCAAAGAGCCTCATAAGAATGCGGAAGTGATTGAGGTGCTTCCGCATGGCGCAGAGGTTGAAATCTCAGAGATGAGCGGCTTGCCTGTCGGATGGTGTGCCGTTTCGTCTGGCGGTTATGTCAGGAAAGAATTTCTGAAATAGGAAAGGGCGGTCATTATGCTCACTGAATTATGTCAAGAACTTCATAACTGGTTCGATCTGAGCCGTCACGAAGGTACATTTGAGATTTCGGAGGGCATTCTGACCGCCGATTTTCTTCTTGACGGTCAGTATTACAGAATCATAGGAAGCGTTTTCAATGACGGAGTTCACAAATACGGAGACCAGAATGATCTGCTGGACGATGAGGAGTTCACCGGTTCGGTCTGGGCGTTGGGGATTCCGAAGGCAGTGATCATGCTTGCGGATAAGAT